GTACAAGACGTGGAAGAAAGACCCGAAGCGCGGCTATCGCATGCTGCAAGCGGCGACCGCCTCGAACCCGTTCCTGCCCGACGACTATATCCAAGGCCTGATGGATTCGTACCCGCCGCAGCTCATCGCGGCGTATCTGCGTGGCGAGTTCGTCAACCTGACGCAAGGCACCGTCTACCTGTGCTTCGACCGCGCGCAGAGCGTGAAGCCCTGCCCGTACAACCCGGCGCTCCCGCTTCACATCGGCGTCGACTTCAACGTGAACCCGATGAGCGCGAGCGTTCACCAGGAGCAGCCGAACGGCGAAATCTGGTGCGTCGGCGAGTTCGCTGAGATGACGAGCAACACGCACGACCTCGCGGACAAGATCGCCGCGCGGTACGGGCGCCCGTCTTTCGACCCGTCGAAGCCTGACCTGTCGCACATCACGATCTATCCCGACCCGGCCGGCACGCAGCAAAAGACGAGCGCGCAGGGAAAGACGGACATCAGCATTCTTCGCGAGAAGGGCTTCCGCGTCATTCACATGAACGCGCACCCGCTGATTCGCGATCGCATCAACTACGTGAACGGATGGCTGCTGAACGCAAACCGCGTGCGGCGCTACTTCGTCGACCCGTCGTGCGAGAACGTCATTCAGTGCTTCGAGCAGCTTGTGTATGACCCGAACACCGGTCAGCCCGACAAGAAATCGGGCGCGGATCACATGCCGGATTCGGTCGGTTACTACCTCTGGACGAAACACGTCTGGATTCCCGCGCAGCGCCATCAATCTGAGCACATGAACCGATGAGAACACGCGAGCCATTTAGCACGCTGAATTCGATGCTCGTCATCGAGCCGGCCGATACCGACGAAAACATCACGCAAATGTTCGAGTACATGGAGCCGCGATTCGCCGTTGCATTGGTCACTCGCACGGCTGACGGCGGCTTGATTGGCTCGACGCACATCATCAAACACCGGATTCATTGAATGTGGAAATCTCTCCGCGACCAACACCCGAAAGACCCTGATTTACCCGATCGAGCGCACACAGTCGGCTGTCTGACGGCTGTTCTCGACGGCACGCAATACGACGTGCTGCCCTACTCGTTTCACACCGAGAAGAACGAAGCCGAAGAATACATTCCGCTGCGCCAGCGCCGGCCGTCTGTTCGGTTCGCGCTCTGCTCTGCGGTTGTGGATGATTCGGTCGGCCTGCTGTTCTCCGAAGAGCACTTTCCGACCGTCACGAGCGAGAACGCGGACGCCGCCGAAACGCTCGAACGCATCGCGAAAGACAGCTATTTGAACGAGGTGATGATCGACGCCGCGACGCGCGGCTCGGTTGGCTCGGCTGCGGTGCTGTTGCGCGTGCTGAAGAATCGCCTGTTCTTCTCGGTGATGAACACGCAGTTCTTGATGCCCATCTGGAAGGCCGACGCGCCCGACACGCTGGCGAAAGTCGTCGAACTGTACAAGACGAAGGGTCGCGCGCTGAAGGCGCTCGGCTATCCGATTGCGGACGACGACGCGGCGAAAGACTTCTGGTTCCGGCGCGAGTGGGATGCGGGCGCCGAATCGTGGTTTGCCCCGATGCCGGTGTCGAAAGACAACGACCCGGAGAAGATGGCGGTCGATGCGTCGCGCTCGGTGTCGCACAAACTCGGATTCGTTCCGGTCGTCTGGATGAAAAACCTGCCGGGCGGCGACGACATCGACGGCAAGTGTACTTTCGCGAAGGCGATCGACACGAACATCGAAATCGATTACTTGCTCTCGCAAGGTGGGCGCGCGCTGAAGTACGCGAGCGATCCGACGCTGCTCATCAAAGAGCCGGCGACCGGTCAAGGCGGCGCACTCGTCAAGGGCGCGGGCAACGCGATCACGGTCGGCGCTGATGGCGACGCCAAGTTGCTCGAAATGAGCGGCGACGGCACGAACGCGCTGCTCGAATACGTGCGGCTCGCGCGGCAAGTGGCGCTCGAATCGATTCACGGCAACAAGGCGGACGCCGACAAGATCGCGGCGGCTCAGTCAGGGCGCGCAATGGAGTTGATGAACCAAGCGCTTATCTGGCTTGCCGACAAACTGCGCATCTCCTACGGCGAGAAAGGCTTGCTGCAACTCTATCGCATGATCGCGAAGGCGTCGCAGAAGGCGCAACTCGTCGACTCGGAAGGGCAGAAGATCGCGCCGATCGCCACCGATAAGCCTTTCGCGCTGAAGTGGCCCGCCTGGTACTCGCCGACATGGAGCGACAAGCTCAACGAGGCGAACGCGCTGACGGCGCTCACGCAAGGAAACATGCTCTCGAAAGAGACGGCGACCGCATCGCTCATCGAGCAATACGACGTCGAAGATTTGCCCGAAGAACTTGCGCGCATCGCGAAGGAATCCGCAGAGGCGGACGCCGCAGAAGTCGCGAAGGCGAAGCAACTCAAACCGGCACCGGATAACACCGGCGACTAACGGAGGCTGATTGAGCGATAAACGTCTAACCGAGTGGGCCACGCCGCGGCAAATCGAGTTTATCGAAGCCATCGAGAAATACGGCTCCGAACGCAAAGCGGCTGCTGCGCTCGGCATCAGTCGCGGCACCATCAGCAATTCAATGCTCGCGCTGAAGAAGCGCGCGGCACGGTCGGGATACTCGCCGGAGCATGCGATGACTCGCACGGTCCCCGATGGGTATCTCGTCAAGGGCGTCTCGACCTATTACGACGGCGACGGCAAGCCGCGCGGTCAGTGGGTCAAAAGCGCAGTCGACAACGAGCGCCAGGCGGCGATTATCCGCGAGGCGTTCGACGCGATGGCGCAAGAGTTGCCGCGGCTGAAGCCTGCGACCGCGCCCGCCGAGACGAAAGCCGAACTGTGCAACGTCTACACGCTCACCGACTGTCATCTCGGCGCGCTCGCTTGGCATCGTGAAGGCGGAGCCGACTGGGACGTGAAAATCGCCGAGCGCATGCTCGTCGCCGCGTTCGAACAGATGGTGAACTCCGCGCCGGCCGCACAAACGGGATTGATCGCGCAGCTCGGCGACTTCCTGCACAGCGACGGCATGCTGCCAGTCACGCCGACGAATGGACACATTCTCGACCAAGACGGGCGATTCTCAAAGATCGTCGGCGCGGCGCTGCGCGTGCTGCGTCGCATCGTCGACTTCGCGCTAGAGAAGCACGAGCGCGTCGTCGTGCTCATGGCGGAAGGCAATCACGACCTCGCATCGAGCATATGGCTCAGGGCGCTTTTCAAGGCGCTGTACGAGAACGAGCCGCGCGTGACCGTGATCGAGTCGGAGTTGCCGTATTACGTGCATCAGCACGGCGAAACGCTGATCGCCTTCCATCATGGACACATGAAGAAGAACGACGCGCTGCCGATTTTCTTCGCCGCCCAATTCCCGAAGGTATGGGGCGCGACGACGAAGCGCTACGCCCACACCGGGCATCGGCATCACGTCGAAGAGAAGGAGCACAGCGGCATGACGGTCATTCAACACCCGACGATCGCGGCGCGTGATGCGTATGCGGCGCGCGGGGGATGGCTGTCGGAACGTGCGGCTGTCGCAATCACCTATCACGCACGATTCGGGCAAGTGGCGCGCACCATCGTCACGCCCGACATGTTTGAGTAGCACCGCGCCTGATGCGCAAAACCGAACCGGCCCGCTTGATGCGGGCTTTTTTCATTTCTAAGGGCGGGCTGATGCCCGAATCTGACACATGCGAATCTCTTCCCTGCTTTCCTTCCTGCTCGGCTTCTCCGCAACGTTCCGCCTCGGCGTCGATGACGACGGCGCGGGCGGCAACGATCAGAAGCCGCCGGTGCAGTCGAAAGAGTCGTTTTCCCGCGAGTACGTGAGCGAACTGCGCGAAGAAAACAAGTCGTGGCGGCTGAAGATCAGCGAGCGCGACACCGAACTTTCGACGCTCAAAGCAAAGGTAGCGGAACTCGAAACCGGCAGCAAAGACGCGCTGACGAAGGCCGAACAAGCCGCGAACGATCGCGTGCTGCGCGCCGAACTCAAAGCCGTCGCCGCGAAACACGGCGTTGTCGACGTGAACGACGCGCTCAAGG